AAATGGGTGCCGTATAAACCCAGGCGTCCCTGTGCTTATCCCGGCTGCGGTCGGCTCGCTATACGTGAGCAATACTGTGATGAGCATCAGAAGGTTATGGATAAACGATACAACCGGTACGAGCGCAATCCGGATTCCAACAGACGTTACGGCCGGGCTTGGAAACACATCCGCAACCGCTACATCAAAGCGCACCCTCTCTGCGAGGAGTGCAAGAAACAAAACAAACTGACACCCACCGAGGAGGTGCACCACATCGTTCCTCTGTCACACGGCGGCAGCAATGATGAAAGCAACCTCATGTCTCTCTGTCAGTCCTGCCACACCAAACTACATCTGCAACTCGGTGACAGGCAAAGATAAAAATAAAGCGAGATGATTTAATCAATCTCACTTTATTTATTGGCTTGATATATTTAGTTTACTTTCTCATAGGAAATTATGTACGAGCCAAGCATTGATTGAACCTCAGTGACTTTTACTGTAATAGAGTCTCCTTCTTTTACACCAGGGTTACTAGAAGAACAGAAGTTGAGGTGCTCGCCTGTTTGCAGATTGTAACCGAAAGCACTGTCTGGTACCAAAGCGTCTATCGTAAATGTTACGGTTTTGCCGGTTAAATCATCACCAGCATTGAGAGCGGCCTCGAAATCTTTAGCGTTTGCAAAATCGACTTTTACTTCCCCACCGCAAGCGGTTAGAAAACAGCATAGAAAAACGCAGATGATCAAGGACAAAGATAGAAATTTTTTCATTTTATAATCCTTCTCTCTGTAATATAAAACCATTATATACCTTTTTTATTACATGTCAATGTAAGTTACTATATATTTGAAGTTGATATTTATACCCCCGGGGGTATCAAAATCGCTAAAACGGAATTTTTTGGACAGCGGCCTGGGGGCACGCGTGAATAAAAAGCGTAATCAAAAGGGTGATAAAGGAAGGCGGTGTGATATTGCCGACAAAATCGAATAACACCGGGGGGCAAGGCGGCAAAAGGCCTGGCGCCGGCCGCAAGAAAAAGGCCGTGACCGAAAAAGCGGCCAGCGGCAATCCGGGCGGCAGAAAACTGACCGTTCTGGATATTCCCGATGTTGAGGGAGCGGTAATGCCAAAGCCGAAAGACATCCTCTCGGCAAAACAGCGTGACGGTACTGAACTCCGCGCAAAAGAGTTATATGAGGAAACATGGCAGTGGCTCAGCAATATCGGATGCGCCGCACATGTGTCTCCGCAGACAATAGAACGTTATGCCATGTGCGTGGCGCGATGGCTGCAATGCGAGGAGATGACCAATGAACTCGGTTTCCTTTCAAAGCATCCGACAACCGGAAAGCCGATAACTTCTCCGTTTATAAATATCGGCATCAACTATATGAACCAGGCTAGCCGCCAGTGGGATGCCATCATGCAGATCGTCAAGGAGAATTGTACCGTGGATTTCAGCGGAGCAAACCCTAATGATGATTTGGAACGGTTGCTTCATCAGAGAAAGGGATTTTGATATGACAACATATAAAACCTGCGAAAGCGTATGCATCGGTCACCCGGATAAACTGTGTGACCTCATTGCCGACAGCATTCTGGACGAGTGTCTGTGGCTAGATAAATCTTCCCGTGTAGCTTGCGAGGTCATGGCCACCGGACACAAAATTATTGTAGCGGGCGAAATCACCTGCTCAAAGCGTGTGGATATCCGGTTTATCACACGAAAGGCGCTGCGGAAAGCCGGATACAATCCGCTGCAGTACCTCATTTATGTATATGTACACAAACAGTCTGAGGACATCGGCGGCGGCGTGTCCAGGGCTCTTGAATCAAGGAACGGAGATACCTCCTGGTATTCCACCATCGGCGCCGGGGATCAGGGTACGGTTTACGGTTATGCCACCAACGAAACCAAAAACCTTATTCCTCTGCCGCTGGAACTCGCTCACCGGATTTGCAAACGGCTTGACAAAGTTCGCTCAAACGGTACTGTCAAAAGCATCTTCTCCGACGGCAAGGCACAGGTGACCGTTCAGTATGAGGACGGAAAGCCCGTGCGTGTAAAGACCATTGTGGTTTCCGTTCAGCATTCCATAGATAAAGACCCTGATGTTCTCCGAAGTGAGATCACCGCCAACGTCCTCTGGCCTGTGTTTGAGGATTTTCCTTTTGATGATGATACGGAAATCCTCGTCAACCCGTCAGGCAGATTCGTTAAGGGCGGCCCCGGCGCGGACACAGGTCTGACCGGCAGAAAAATCATCGTGGATACCTACGGCGGTGAAGGGTCACACGGCGGCGGAGCGTTTTCCGGCAAAGACCCCACTAAGGTCGATCGTTCTGCGGCATATATGGCTAGATGCGTCGCTGTGTCCGTCGTGCAGAACGGTCTTGCGGATAAGTGCCAGGTGGCCGTTTCCTATGCCATCGGCAAAGCTGACCCCGTCGCTGTTCAGGTAGAAACCTTCGGCACCGGCAGGTATTCTGACACGGCAATCAGAAAAGCCGTCATTGACACATTCAACTTCCGTCCGGCCGCCATCATTAAATTTCTAAAATTGAAGGATACGGAGTATTCCGCGACCTCGACCTACGGTCACTTCGGCGGCTGTGAGAGATGGGAGTGGAATCACTGTTCACAGAAACTCCGGGAGGCGGTGGAAAAGCATGAACAAGACAACGACTGAGATGCGGCTCGTGCCCATCTCCAAGCTGGTACCTTATCAGAATAACGCGAGAACGCACTCGGCGGAGCAGATAAAAAAGCTCCGCTCTTCTTTGCGCGAATTCGGATTTGTAAACCCCGTCCTCATCGACCGCAGCTACGGCGTCATTGCCGGACACGGCAGAATCCGGGCGGCTATGGAGGAAGGCATCACAGAGGTACCGTGCGTATATGTCGATCACCTCACCGAGGCGCAGAAGAAAGCGTATATCCTCGCGGATAACCGGATGGCGCTTGATGCCGGATGGGACGAGGAGCTTCTGAAAATAGAGTTGGAAGAACTCGAGGGGCTCGGTTACGACCTCGGCTTTACGGGTTTTGATGAAAAGGAACTGTCGGACTTGTTCGGCAAGGATGCCGAGGTAAAGGATGACAATTTCGATGTCGAAGCCGAACTGCAAAAACCAACCTTCTCAAAATCCGGGGATGTCTGGACACTCGGACGGCACCGTCTGATCTGCGGCGACTCCACTAAAAAGGAGATCTACGATATCCTTGTCTGCGACCGGCGCGTCAACCTTATAGTAACCGACCCGCCGTATAACGTCAATTACGAAGGGTCCGCCGGGAAAATCAAAAACGACAACATGGGGAACGAAGCGTTCTATACCTTCCTATTCGATGCATTCAGCTGCATGGAAAAGGTTATGGCACAGGACGCCTCTATTTATGTATTCCATGCGGACACCGAAGGATTGAACTTCCGTCGTGCCTTTGACGACGCAGGTTTCTATCTCTCCGGCTGCTGTATCTGGAAGAAACAATCTCTGGTACTTGGACGTTCTCCCTATCAATGGCAGCATGAGCCGGTACTTTTCGGGTGGAAGAAAAGCGGAAAGCACCAGTGGTATACCGGCCGAAAGGAAACCACCATCTGGGAGTTCGACAAGCCAAAGAAAAACGGCGATCATCCTACGATGAAACCGATACCGCTTCTGGCTTACCCCATAATGAATTCCTCGCTTACGAACTCCATCGTCCTCGACCCCTTCGGAGGAAGCGGATCTACGCTCATCGCCTGTGAGCAGTCCGGACGTATCTGTTATGCGGCCGAACTTGATGAGAAGTACTGCGACGTGATTGTAAAACGGTACATCGAGCAAGTCGGTACAAGAGAAAACGTATCGGTCATCCGGAACGGCAAGACCCTCGGATTTGAGGAGGTGCGAACGGATGGAACAGAATAAGCTTGTGTCCGAAAGCGGACTTACCCTCGGCAGCCTGTTTGACGGCTCCGGGGGTTTTCCTTTGGGAGGGCTTCTTTCCGGTATTCAGCCGGTCTGGGCATCGGAGGTTGAGCCTTTTCCTATAAGAGTGACCACCAAACGACTGCCTTTCATGAAGCACTACGGTGATGTCACTAAAATGAACGGCGGCGAGATCGAGCCGGTGGACATTATCACATTCGGCAGTCCCTGCCAGGATATGTCCGTTGCCGGCAAGAGGGTGGGACTGGACGGCAGCCGCTCCAACCTTTTCTGTGAAGCTGTTCGGATCGTAAAAG